AAGTGCTGTGCCATTTCGTTCGGAAAATTCCATCAAAACGGGTAGATCGCGTCGCTGTGGACCACGCGCCGGTGGCCGTCGTCCGAGGCGATCACGTACAGGTCGTCGTTGGCCGCCTCCGTGATCCGGCCCATGCGGCTCACGCCGTCCTCGCCCTGGTACATGACCGCGTCGCCGACGGCGTAGACCGCAACCAGGCGGCCCGCGACGTAGTGGGCACCGGGAGAGATCGGCCGCAGGGTCTGCTCGTGGAGGTTGGCGGCCGCAGCTGCGGCCTCGGCGTCACCGGGCATCGTGTCGTTCATGGCGATTCCTTTCGTGTGGGTGGCGAAATGTACGACTGTCCATTAGCGCGTCAACGGGTCGTTCCAACAAAATGAGGGGACTAGAAACTCCGTACACACGTCGCCCAAGGGTGCCGAAACCATGCTGGTGGTAGCGTCAGTTGGGCGATGGCCTAGCGTCAGTTCGGCTAACGTGCAAGCCCAGCGGCGATGATGCGAACGATGACGACGACGAGCTCGAGCCAAAGGTCAGCGGTCATGGTGGGCCTCCTTGCCCTGGTGGTGGAATCAAACAGCAGCGGCGGTTGCCGCCCGAATCTGGGCGAGCGCCGTCCTGGCCTCGTCCTTCGTGTCGTAGATGGCGACGCTCCAGCGGTCATCGCCACGCTGGGCGAGGATCTCAAACCAGTAGCAGACGCCGCGGCTGCGGGGGTCGCTGATTTTCTTGATGCGGTAGGTGGTCATGGGTTGCCCTTTGCGGCAAAAGAGTTCGTCAGCCGTTGATGTTCTGGCCGTTGGCGTCGAGGACGTACCACTCGCGGTCGGAGTAGTGCTGCTCGGCGTAGGCGTTCGCGGCAGCGTCATCGGTGACGCGGATGCTTTCCAAGACGTGCCACTGGTCTCCGTTGAAGCCATCGAAGATGCCAATTTCGTATGCCTTGCTGTAGGTCTCGTCCATTCGCGTTTCGGCGTGATAGGCAAGCTGGTCGATTTCCTCCCGGCTCAGATTCGCCAAGTCGCTGCGGCACAACTCAACCAGTGCCTCTCGGTCAACGTGAGCGCCGTTTGCGTCCCATGACACGGCAATCTGATGTCCGCCGATATTGACTGCCTCGCGGCTGATGGTTTCGACGTTGGCGTTTCGGATCGTGAGCATCGTTCGTCTCCTGGTTGTGCCCCTCGCAGGGCGGGTGTGGCAATCAGTCTAGTTGCCCGCCGGCCCTATTGCCGGCGGGCGGGGGTCTGGCTCAGGCAGTCGCGGGTTTGTAGCCGAGCTTGGTGACGTGGTGACGGTAGTCGCACCGACCGCCATGCGTATCGGTCGTGAACGGCCAGCCCATCGACTTGCCGTCGCGGTCGAAGTCTTCCATGGACACGTTGCCGCTGGCGTGGACTGTGTACTTTCGAGTGAATCCGTTGTTGGTCAGCTTGAAGGTCTTCATCGTTTCGTCTCCCGTTTCCTGGCCGGCGAGTCTCATTTGCTCGCCACGCCCACACTGTAGGGTATCGTTAGTTAGGCGTCAACCCCTTAAATCAGATTTTTCGTGGGCCGTTTTCGCCGGGGAAAACGCTACTTCCGGCGCTTGGCCTTCTTGCGGGCGGCAGCCGGCCGCTTGGCCAGGTGCTTTTTGCCGACCGACCTGGTGGACAGGCCGTCTCGAGCAGCCTTGGCGGCGGCGGTTGGGATCAGCCAGACGCGCAGGCCGATCCGCCGTGCGCCGGGCAGCTTGCCCTCGCCCAACAGGTGACGAATCCAGCCCTCGGTGCAGCCCATGACCTCTACGGCCTCGGCGACCGTGAGGTATTCGCCACTGTCGATTTTCTGTGGTGCCACTGCGATCATCCCCGCAAATCTACCGCTATCCGGCAGTTGGTCAAATCAGGCCCAAATTGGCCCACCGGCATTGTCTCCGAAACTCGCACCGCTGTACACTACTCCGAGGCCGTCAAGGCCAGTTGTTATGAGCGGACGGGGTGGGATGTGTACGTTTGTACACTCCTGCTATGCTGCCACTTTTTGGAGGGAAACACCGATGCTACTGCGAGCCCTGCTGGTCGATCAAATTGCCGTCCTCAAGGATCTTTCCGACCGCACCGTCGAGCTCTACGGCCAGACGCTCGACCGGTGGCGTGACCATCTGGGCCACGAGCCAACGCTGGACGACCTCAGCGACCTCGTAGTGGCCCGGTTCCTCCGGGCGCGTGCCCAGCAGGGCAACCAGCGAAAGGGCTTGTTGAGCCCCGCCAGCGTGGCCAAGGACAGCGCCCACATTCGCACGCTCTGGAACTGGTGCGCCAGGAAGCGGATGAAGCGTGCGAACGGCGAGCTGCTCGAGTTCCCCGATTACGCGCGACCGCGCGTGCCCCGCCCTCGCCCGGTCGCCTACACGGTCGAGGAACTTCAGACGCTCATCAACGCAGCCCGGCACCGGAAGGGCTACATCGTCGAGGGCGTCCCGGCGGCCTGGTACTGGCCGACCAAGATCATGGCCATGTTTCAGTCGGGCGAACGCATCGGTGCCATCCTCGCCATACGCTGGTCCGAAGTGGATCTGGAGCGGTGCAGCCTCACGTTCTTGGCGGCCACACGCAAAGGGCACAGAGAGACGATTACGCGGGCGATCTCGCCGGAACTGGCCAGGATGCTGGGACTGATGAAGCGGCCTCCAGACAGCCTCGTATGGCCCTGGCTGGAGGGGCGGAAGATGATGTCGGCGTACGGATCGCTCAGGGTGCTGTGCCGCACGGCCGGCGTGCCCTACCACCCGTTTCACTCGATCCGCAAGAGCACGGCGTCCTACATGAAACGCGCCGGCAAGTCGGCAAAGACGCAGCTCGGGCACAGCAGCGAGGAAATGGCCGAGACGCACTACTACGACGACCGGATCGTGGGGATAGAGTCCGCCCTGGACTACCTCCCGCCTCTCGACCTCGGCGGGCCACCGACAAATCCTCGGCAGTAGCCCACAAGTACCGAGGGAACGTCAGGCGATAGGCCGGCGGCGTAATTGCGTAGTGTCGCCGGAACTAGGTAGGGAATTAGGCAGGACCGACCGGCGGCGTGAACCGGGCACGGCGGGGAAGTGCAGCTGGGCGAAAGGAGAACCCAGCCGCACCATCAACCCGCCGGCCCGGCTCAGTAAGAAATCGGCGGCTCGTTTTCTTTCAACGCTGCCGCCACCTTCAGCCGTCGCACCTCGGCTATGAGGTGCAGCACCATGGCAGCCATAGACCCGCTCGTGCCGGTATAAGCGCCGCTAAATCTACGCGCCGCCTGCTCGCACTCCACGAGGTAGGCGTCTGGCAGCGGCTCGCGCTGCGTCAGGATGTAGGCGTCGCCCGAGCGGCTCACTTCGCAGCCTCCACCTCCGCGAGGCACGCCGCGTAGCCGGCCAGGTCTACGGGGCCGTCTGTCGTTTTGTTGGGTCCGCAGTACCGCGCCACCTTGTCCAGCGTCATGAAGATCGCCCAGTCGGCCTCGGTCAGCGGTCGCTTGAGCACGTCGGCAAACGCCGCATTGATCATGCCCACGGTGCGGCGGAAGTGCTGGAGCGGGCCACCGTACTTCGGTCGCCTGTCCTTGATCACAGCCAAGGCATCGAGCAGCAGTCGCTCGGCAGGGAGCTCGCCTTGGAACGCCGGCTCCCACTCCGAGTAGTTGTCTTTGGTTTGCGATTCCTCGGTACTTCCGTAGAACCTCCGAGGTTCCGGCTTCGCCGTCTCGGTGGGCGAGTGGGAATATCCCACCATTTTCGGGTCGTCGGCCGGCGTCGCGTCGAGCCGGGTCTGCACCGCGGATCGCAGCACGTCGTTCGCCTGTTGCAGAGTCGTGGTGGTCATCCCCTCGCCTTTCGTAGATCTCGGTCGCAGAACAGTGGATACGCTCGCGTCACTTCGTTGCGGCCGTGGTCGATAATCGCCATCCCCTGGCACGGCCGCTCTGGTGACGCGACTCGCTCAGCGTATGGCGAGTGTCCAATCACGCTGCCGTTGGCGATGTACCGTGCCCCACGCAGCCAGCCCCACGAGTGGTAGTGGCCGAAGATCGTCAAGTCCGCTTTGCGGCCTGCGTCCCATCGGGCAATCGCTTTGCTCGCCGGCAGGGCCAGGCCGTAGACGCCCCCAGCGAACCGAATTGAGTGACCATGGGTCGTGCGAACGAGGAACCCGTCGAGATCGACGTAGCCCAGGTGCCCTTCGGCAATCTGCCACCTGACGTTTTTGTTTCGCTCCTCGCGGGCGAGCGTGAAAAACATCAGCTGCTCCCAGCTGTGCTCGAGCTCGGTGGCGATCCGGGGCTTGCCCTCGTTGCTGCGGCCGTGATTGCCGGCGTTCGTGCAGACGATCACCTCGTCGGCGTGCTGGGCCACGTTGTCGATGAGCCCGCGAAGCCGCTCGGCGATCCACCGCGTAGCGTTCATCGGCGACAACTGAGCCACCTCGACGCAGTCGGGATGAATGTGCCCGGTAATGAAGTCGCCGCCCAGCCAGACGAGCACGCGGCGAATGTCGGCTTGATTGCGTTCGTGGGCGAGGCAGTCAAGGAACCGCTCCTCAAGCTCTGCGATCCGCAATTGACATACGTCAAGTGAGTAGTCGTTCTCGCCGTTCACCGTCTCGGGCAGCACCCGCTCCTCGCAATGCACGTCGGAGAGCATGAGGATCGCCGTGGCGTCGTGCCGCACCCGCTTGCGAGGCTTGCTGCCCCTGTGCGGGGATCTGCCTTTCACGCCCTGCAGCGAAGCCATTGCATCGGCGCGGCCTCGCTCACGGTCGATCTGTGCGAGTGCCGCCTTGTACCTATTTCGGTACGACGCCACCTCGCTCCGCAGCCGCGCCAGTTCGGCGTCGGCCGCCAACTGTGCGGCGTCGGCCACGGCAGCATCGATCTCAGTCAGTTGCTGGCGAGCCATTCAGACATCCTCCTGGCGTCACAGATTTTCCATCCGTGCTTCGTCGCGTGTGCGACGAGCACCTTAGCGAGCGACAGGCGGGCGATCGCATACTCGCCGTTGCGGAACTTGTCGCGGGCTGCGTCCAGCACCGCCTGGGCATCGGGCGGCAGCGCGTCGAACCACGTCGTGCGTCTCGCCTGGGCGCGAACCGCGACGGCCGAATCGATCTCGTCGAGCAGGCTAGGTTTCGCCATCCGGCACCTCCCGGTAGTTGTGGCTCCACAGAACTTTGCCAATGTCCTTGCCCGCCTGCTCGATCACTTCCTCAGATGCCTGAGGGAAGATGGCGTGCAGCAGCTCGTGGACGAGTACGGTGAGCCGGTGTTTTCCACGCATCCCGTCATGCAAAACGATCCGCGGATGCTTGGCCTTTTGCGTGTACGTGATCCCGTACGCCTGGCCCTTGAGCTCAGTCCAGCGGATGAGCCACCGCTCGTCGCCGTTCAGCGTGTAGACGTGGTCGCGCGGCACGGGCATCCCTTTCGCCCGTTATCGTTGCCGGCGTGTCAAGTCCGTCGCGACCGCCGGCAGGCCAGCCGCACGAGTTGCCTGGCCCCGAAGTCAGTCCACGGCAGTTTCGTCCTGCCGTCGGCCCACCGCTTCGCGTGCTCGTCACGCATGACGCCGAGAATCTCGGCCGTGCCAGCGTCGCTCTCGCACCAGTCGGGGCCGAGGCAGCCGGCTAGACCGGCCCCCATTTACCGACGGGGCACTTTTCACCCGCCCACGCCAACTTCGACACGGTCTTCATCTGTCGTATGAGCGGGCACCCGCACTTTGAGCAGGCTCCCGCCTGGAAGAACTCGCAATTCTCGCAGATCGCGTAGCGCGCGTCGATCTGCTCTTGTGTTGCAGTCTTCATTCCGGCCGCGACGTGCCGGGCTGCGGACGTGGCGAAGTTCTTAGCCTTTGCCAGCAGCGACGGCATCGCGTGGCCGGGCCTAGGCTCGCGCGGGTATGCCGCGTGATCCGTGTCTACGGTGATCGCGTCGCCATCCTGCGAAACGATGCACGGCCGTACCTCGTCGAGCGTGTAGCCGCGCTCGCGGCAGCGGGCCTCTAGGTTGTGCAGCTTGCAGGCGATCATGGCAGCGGGTTACAGATCGAGTTTCCTTCCTCGTCAACACAAAGCGTGTCAGCGCCCTGCCATTCGCGCGCGCTGCCCAATGATTGGCAATACTCATCCGAAAGATTGTCCGTGCAAGCAGGCCCATCACAGCACGCCCCGCACACGCACGGGTCCACTTCCATTTCCACCCAAATCGCCTTGCTGGCAACGGCCTCTAAAAACTCTTCAAAGCATGGGCTTTGACTAAAAAGCGCGCCATCCTCAGACAAAAAACCTTCTTGGTAATCGCCTATAAAACCTGCCTGAGTCAAAGCCCCCACAGTGCCGAGCGTCTCGCTAGCCTTCGTTTGGCTGCACTCTGTGAACTCAAACGCCGGCGCTATTCGGGTTGTGGGAGAGCCATCTGCCAAATCGTTCCACAAGCCATCGTCAGTCGTAAAAAACAACGGAAACCCAAGAGGGAAGTAATGAACTACAGTGATTGTTTTTTCACACCCACACCTGTCGGCGTCAGTGTATTTAGTACTCAGGGGATACTCGGCAAACCGCAAGGTGAAATAGTCCACCTTGAAGCTGCCGGGGTATATCCAGTCGAAGCCCTTGTAGCCTGCGCCGCCATCCGTCAGCGATAGCGATGTGACCTTGCCGAACGTCGGCGACGACGTATCGTCATCCACCACAGCGGTGATCTCTGCGCCCGCGCCGGCACCGCTCGGCGACTGCTGCACCGTGACCGTCGGCGTCCTGACGTAAGGCTCCAGTTCCGGGTTTTCCCGGTAATACACGCCGCCGTACGACACGGAGATAGACTCAATTTCTCCGTTGTCTAGGTAGTCGTAGTATTCGCCGCCGTCGTCTACTCTGATGCTCTTTAGTTCGTCGGTGTCGACGTAGTAGCCTCCAGGGTTAAATACGATTGCCTGCGTGATCTCGCCATCGTCGCCAACACCAGTAACGTAGCCGAGAAAAGCCGCCTCCTCGACGCCGTTCGTAGAGGCCACTAAAATCTCTTCGTTGACTGCGTAGCCAGTCCCGGCGTCGTCAATCGATAGATCGCTGACGCTCCATATCTCCGGGTCTTCTAGGTTGCTGGCTAGAACTGCGGACACCTGCGCGCCAGAGCCGCCCTCTGTCGAAACCACCTCCAGGGTTAGGTTAGGCTCAATGCGCTGCGTGACGACAACCACCGCGCCGGCTCTTTCCACCACAGCCGCTCCGGAGGAAAGGTTGACTGACTCCCCGTCAACGTAGTCCTGAGATGCGCCGCTCACAGAGATCGATGAGATAGTCCACGTCGCTGGATCGGCTTCGGTTTTGGAAAGACTGACTGTCAGCGTGGCCCCGGTGCCAGACGTGGTCGATGCTGTGATCGTTGGCTCTAGGTGCTGTTTCTTGGTGGTAATTGTTCCATTTGCGGCAGCGACGACCGTGTCGCCTTTGGAAGCCGTAACGACAATGGCCTGGCCGGCTGTGTACCCATCGCCGCCGTCCGTTAAAGAGATTGATTCAATCGACCACAGCGGCAGTTGGCAGCCGTCGTCAGACTCCGTGAGCGTGAACGACACCGTGGCCGGCGTGGTGTTCTTGTTGTCCAGCGTAAATGTTGGAGCCTCCCTGCCGAGCTTGGCATAGCCGCTGCCTTTGCTGGTTAGGGTCACGCCACTGATTGGCCCGGTGTCATCGCCACCAGTCGCTGTGGCAGTCGCGGCAGCTCCAGACCCGAAGCATGTAGGTCCAAAAACAACCGAAAGCAGGCTCGGTCCCTCTGTTTTTGTGCCCTTGCACTCAAAGCCAAAGTCAATTTTTAATTGGCTTTTGAACCCGTCGCCGATTTCGCTGTCTCCGGCGTTCATGCGCAGCACGATGCCAGGAAATGGGTCAACTCTGTCGCCAACAATGCTCGTGTTTAGGGTTCCGTACGCGCGCGCCCGTGTGCATGGGCATGGTCCGATGCAGCAGCAATTCGAGCACTTCGCGCCCAGCATCGCCATGTCAGCACTCCGCGGCGATGAGGAACCATGCTGTGCCATCGCGGGCAATGGCACAGTTGCGAAATGATGCCACGGACGTGCCGATCACGGCGAACAAGTTAGTGGCCGACACCGTGTTCGGCGTAGCCGTCTGATACTTGAACGTGACGGTCTTTGAGGCGTTTTTCGCCCATCCGCCCGTAAACGTGCAGACGCGAAAGGCTCGCCGCCGCCCCGCCTCAATAACAGGCGAGAAACCCAGCGACTTCGTGCGGCGAGGCTCCTGCTCCACGGCCCGCACGACGCGAGCGACGCGAGCGGCCGAACCAAGGTCAAACTGTGCGAGGTCAGCCATGGCTCAGATCGGCAGCGGAGTGGTCGGAGCATTGCCGAACAGCGACGCGAAGTTCGCCACCGGATTCACGCGGCGATTCAGGATTGCTGGCGCGCCAAGTGTCATAGCCCCACTTCCGTTTAGCCCGACAGGGTTCGGGCTTGCTACCCATTCGGCGTTGTCGAAATCAAAAACCATAGCGCGTCGCTTTTGGTTGCCGCTGATGAAATTGAACCCCACGTCCGGCAGCTGGAGGTTGTGGCCGCTCTGGCGGTAGTGCAGCTCGGCGGTTGACTTCCAGTAGGCGACTACGCTGCCGCCGAACTCTTCCTGCTCCTGCTTGACGGTGATTTTGTCAAGCTTGATCGAATGTGCCGGGCAGCCGAGGTACGTCGAATCATTCACGCACTGGCTGGCCGCAAACCACGCGCTCGGGAAATTCGCAAAGTTGGCGGTGACCTTCGCCACCGTCAAAGCCTCCTGCGTGACGAGCCCAGGGAAATAGTCATAGGCGCTGTTCGTGAGCGGATACTTCGTTTCGTTACCAGCACCGTCGTAGTAGAAGAGCGCCGGCACCTCGCCAGGCGCGCCATCAAACTCCCACACATATGGCCTGTTTGTCGGCGTCGTCCGCTCCCACCCCATGACAATCCCGTACTCCGTCAACACATGGACGTGATACGGCGATCCCTCGAAGCCCTCCGTAATGGTCAGCTTTCGCACGCGATAAGACGTGTACTGCGGATGCGTGGACTCGAGGTCGATGCCGATGGCCGTAGCGATTTGCGGCTCGGTGATCGGCGTTCCCGTCAGCGCGTCGTCGCTCAAGACGCACACGAACTCCCGAGTGAGCTGTCGCGTCCTGCCAATCTCGAACACGCCCCTGCGCGGCAATTCCTTGAAAGATACAACAGTCGCCATACGTCACCCGAGGATCACGGACGGCACGCCGATCCGGTTGAGGTTATTGAGCAGGGCATTGGCTTGCTGCCGTAGGAGCTTGTTCGTTAGCCGCGCCTCGATGAGCCGCGGATCTTGAGCGTTGGCCGCGAGGCCCAGCACCAGGGCGGCACCCTCCTGCGTCCGCACGTCGGCAGTGTTCACAGTCTGCGAGCCGACGGTGTTGAGTTCGCCGAGACGCTTTTGCTGACGGTCGAACTCGGCGGCTTGGGCCTTGGCTTGTTCGGCGGCGAAGTCTTGCTGTGCCTTTTGGGCTTCCTCGTATTGTTTCTGCTGGGCCTGGGCAAATTGCGTTTGCTCACGCTCTTGAGCCGTGGCGGCATCTGCGGCTTGCTTTGCCAGGGCGGCTCTCTGAGCCTCAGCGTTCTTCACTTCGTCGGCCGCATCCTGCGCTTTTTTCTTCTTGATGTCTTCGAGGTTCTGGATCTCTTGAGCGAACAACTCCTGCTGCCGCGCCACCTCGGCGTCGAACGCTTCTTTGTTCAGGATGCCGTCGCGGGCTTGCTCCTGGGCGGCGGCAATTCCTTCCTGCAACCGCTGGGCAGCCTCAGCCCCGGCGTTGCCGAACTCGGCGGCCTTGTTGATCGTTTGCCCGATGGCTTGATCCACCTGCTTGAACGCACGGGCGAAGCCCTCGCCAAAGCCTTGCTCTGACGCCTGTTGCTGGTCTTCCAGCCGGGCCTGCAGTTGGTCCAGTTGGGCCAGCCGTGCCGCGGCGGCATCGGCCTCGGCTTGATTGCTGGCCTCGCGGGCCGTGAGCAAGTCTGCGGTCGCCTGGGCCTGCTGCTCCTGCACGTCGATAATTTGCCGCTCGATCTCTGACTGCTCCTGGCCGGCGGCGAGGAGCTCATCGACGCGAGCCCGCTGGTCGTCCAGGCGTTGCCGCTCGGCCTCGGCGGCGGCTGCGGAGCCGTCTGCGATAGACTCTTGCTCGGACTTGATGACGCCAAGTTGGCGAATCCGCTCTTCGCCATTGGCGACCGCCTCGGCGTCTCCGTTGTCGATAGCCGCCGCCACCTCCTCGCGGATACGGGCGATCTCCCGCTCGACGGCCAGCACTTGCTCGGCTGCCTGCGCCCGGTTGGTGTCGCCGCCGAACTCGCGGTTGATTCGGGCCTGCTCCAGAAGTTGATCCGCCACCTGTTTGTCGGCATCGACGCGACGCTGGGCCTCGTCGGCGGCCTTGCGAGTCTCTTCCTGCACCGTGCGAAGCGACTCGATCTGCCGGTCGTACTCGGCCGTGGCGTTTGCCACGCCTCGAGCGTACTGCTCGGCGTTGAGTTCTCCGCTGTTCGCCTGCTCCTGCAAGTCCTCCAGAGCAGTCTGGAACTCCAGGGCCGCGTCGAAGCCTGCCTGCCCGAACTCGCCCGCCTTTTCGATGGCACCGTCGAGAGCCTTGCCGGAATCAGCGATAGCCTTCTGCACTTCGGTCATCGCCTTTTGCTGCTCGGCCGTGAGCGTCGTCACGCTTGCTGCCGTCGCGTCAACGCCTTTGGCAGCATCGCTCGCGGCACGGTCGATGCCGAGGAAGTTTTCCGCCATGGTTAGGAGCCGGCCAACTGTGCCGCCGATAGCACCGGCAATGGTCGAGAACACCGACGCGACCGATCCAAACACGCTGTTGATGACGCCGCCGATTGCCGACAACGCACCGCTCAGCCCAGTGAACTCCGTGAATGACGCCACGGTGGAGCCAACGTATTCCGCCACGCTGCCGAGCGTGTTGCCGATCACCTCGCCAATCCTGCCGAACGCAGTCGTGATGATCGTCACGACGCGGCTGATGGTGTCGCCCAGGACTCCGACGTTGGCGGCGATCGCCCCGATTGGCGTGAATGAAACAACCCACTCCGTGACGGCTACGGCAGCGTTGCTAATCGACTCGAGGAAACCGAACACGCTTTCGGCAAGTGGCTCAAAAGCCTGCGACACAGCCTGCACGACCGTGGCGAACGGCTCAAACACCGCACCGATGACTCGGCCGAGATTGCCGATTCCTGTGCCGATGAGTTCGATCACGCGGCCGATGTTGGTCAGGATGGGCTCCAGCACTTGACCGATGGGGTCGATGATCGCCGTGAGCCCGGCAGTGATCTCGGCGAACGCGGTGGCGACGCCTTCGCCAAGGCCGACAAATGGCAGCAAGAGCGACTGCCCGAGTCCTTGTGTTGCCACGCCAAGCGCGTCGAGGCCCGCACCGAACTCGTCAATGCGGCGGCGGTCGATAACGGTGAGGGCGCGACCGAATCGCTCCATGTCCACCGCGGCACCAGGGAGGTTGCGGAAGAACGGCAGCAAGTCCGCGCCCGATTTGCCGAACAACGCAATCGAGGTCGCCGTGCGGCGGGCCGGGTCTTCGATTGCCGCGAGGCTTTGCCCGATTCGCAGGTACTGCTCTTCGGGCGACAGTGCCGCCAACTCTTCCGAAGTGACGCCGATCTCGGCGAGAGCCTTCTGCGCCGACTTGCTCTCTTCGTCCACGCCGAGCACCGACTTCTGCAACCGGCCGAACGCCGCACTCACCGCGTCGATGCTCGTGCCGCTGCGGGTCGCCGCCGCCTCCAGCGTCTGGATGAACTCGAACGACACGCCGAGCTTGTCGGCGGTGTTGCCCAAGTTCTCCACGCGATCCTCCAGGGAGGTGAGCCCCTGAACGACAGCCGTCGCCGCCGCACCGAACGCTGCCACGCCAGCTACCGCCGCCGTGAACGGATTCACAAGCCCCGCCACCGAAGCCCCGATGCTCGTGAGCCCCTGCGACAGCCCGGCACCGAACACGCGAGACAGCCCTTCGCCGGCAGACGAGAGCCCCGACAGCCTGCCAGCGACGTTGCCAATCGGCCCCGGCAGGGCCGACAGCACGCCGCTCAGTTCGTTGAATTTGAGGGCACCGCCGTCGCCGGCCGCGTTCGACGCCGTCGCGTACTTGTTCGCCTCGACAGTCGCCTTGGCAAACGATTCAGCCGACCGCTGCACGGCGAGGCCGTATTGCTCCTCGTCCAAGAGCCCGGCATCGCGGAGCCGATTCAGTTCGGCAATCGACTGCTCGTATGCCTTGGTAGCCCGCTGCTCTTTAGTCAGGTTGGCTTCGACAATCTGAGCCGCACGACCGAGATCATCGGCAGCATCGTTCGCCGCCGCCTGCAACTGCTCGAGCGACCGGGCGTAGTCTTGCGGGCTGGTCAGCCCGGCCTTGAGGCTCTCGGTCAACGCCCGCAGGCGAACCTCGAACTTTTCCTGTTGCTGCGCCGCCGCAGCCGACTCGCTGCCGAACTTCCGAAACACCGCCGTGACGCTGGCGGCCTCCTTGTCCAACTGCTGCAGCGCCCGCTCGACGGGCGAAAGGCTCTGCCGAACGCCCGTGGCGTCCGCAGAAATCTTCATCGCCAGTGAGAGCACGTTCGCCATCAGTCGAACCCAAGTTGCTTTTTCAGATCCATAATCACGTCGCGGGCCTGCACCTCGTGCTGCGGCGGCTCTTCGATCGGATTGAAGTCGCTCGCCCGCGGTGCCTTGCCCTTCTCGCTGTACGGGGCCAGGATCGCCGAGACGGTCAGGCCCGTCTCGGCCCAACTGTCAGGGATCGCCTGGTAGTACCGCGTGAAGGCCATCCACTCGCCGAGCTCACGCGACGACATGCGCCGCTCGATCTCGCCGACCGTCATTTTCAAGTGCCCCGCCAAACGAAACAGGAAGCGTCTCGTCGGGCGGATGTTCAGTTTTTTGCCAGTTCCTCCACGTCGCTTTCGCTCATCGCGTTGTGCTTCATCGCCTTGTCGAAGAGCTTCGACACGACCTTCGCCGACTTGCCGGCCAGTTCCTCGACCTTCTCGTCGCTGAACAGCCGCTCGCCGGTCTCGGGGTGGCAGAGGCAGCGGGCGAGGAACTTGGTACGGAAGTTGTCGATGCCCGTCTCACGCTTGCCGATCCACTCCCGCTCGTAGGCGTCACGCTCGCCGACCGTCATCACGCGGATGCCGAGCGTCATGTTGCCCCACTCCTTGACCGTGACCTTGAGGATGCCGAGGTCTTCGGATGCGAGAATCTGTGCCGCGAGTTCTTCAACTGTCAGTGCCATGCGCTTTACTCCTGGACGATGCGAAACACGCCTTTGAGGCGATACACGTCGTTCACCTTCGCACTGATGTCAAGCGTCTGGCATACGGCCTTCGTGGAGACGGCCAGGCCGTCGCCAGAGAACGACAGGACGCCCTTGAGCCCGTACTCGCTCAGCCTCATGGCGGCGGTAGAAAGGCTCGACACCTCGACGGTGCCGGCGTCAATGGCGAAGACGCCCTGCCGGGCCAGCGGCAGCGAGCCGCCAGCGTTGACGCGGTACTCCGTCACCTCGCCGATGGCGGTGCCGCGCCAGTTGACGGTGACCCCGGTGCAGTAGCCAGCCATGACGGGCCTCCGTCAGGCGACTACACGCGGGCGATGCGGATCGTCGCCTGCCCCCGGATCGCGTCGTTAGTCGCCAGCGTCAGCGTGCTGGAGTTCACCGTGTAGGCCACGCCCGAAAGCAACGTGCTGCCACCCGTGACGATGGTGCAGGTGCCGGTCGAAGCGTCGGCGATGATGTCTTTGCCGAGGTAGTTAAACTGCACCGACCGGCCCGTGTCGGTCGTGCTGCCCTTGAGCGGGCGGTCAACGGTTGCCAGCTGCGCACCCGTGGTCAGGCCCAGGTGCGAAACGTCAATCTTCTCTTCGTCAGCCGTGGGGTCGGTGAACGTGACGACGATGTTCGACACCGTGTAGAACGTCGCCCCGAGGCGAAGCGTCGTTCCGGCACCATCATGGGGAGTGGCTGACATTTGGGAGTCTCTCCTAGTTCTCGACCCACATCACGGAATACGTTTGCGTCACGCTGTAGACCGGCGGCATCTC